GTGTAAGAACCTTGAGAGTTTTTCAAAGATTTTCCATACAACTGAGCCATAGACTTCATTCTCTTCCAAGATACCATAAAGTCATAGTCAAGTTTACCTAACCAGGTAGTATGACGCTTACCAGTAGCATCTACAAAGAAAAATCCAAGTGGAGCATTTTCTTTTTGATCAATCATATCACCAGGTACTAAGTACTCTGAACGCATGAATGAGCAACGATTTTGCATTCTAAAAGGTGAACTGAAGTTCAATGAACTAGAACCACGCTGAGAAAGAGTTTGTTCAGCTAGAGCATACATTTTAACAAAACGTACACCATTAGCAAGTTCAGTAACAGGTACAAACAAGTTAGCATCACCAGATACTAATTGTACTTCGTAGCACCAGTTAGCACCATTTGGCTTAGGATCAGACATAACACGCATTTGGTAAGTTTCTTTTGCATAGCTAGCAGGAGCAATTACATCAGAATACTCAAAAATACGATCAGGAAATTCCAAGTAGAAACTTGAGTTACCAATACCAGGAGTAGTGGTATTACTAGCTGCACTTAACGCTACGTTAGTGTAATAAGCTAATAATGGAATGTTTTTAAAAGGTGATTGAGAGTTAAGCATCCACTCAAAGGGAGCATCTCTTTCAATTTCCATAGTTTCAAATTGCTCCATAAATCTATCGAAATCTAAACCTAAGTTTATATCGTAGATGTTACTGATCAATTCAGACACCATGATAGGTTGTTCACCATACATAGCCCCGATGTGATTTTTTGTGGTTAAACCACTCCAATCCTTAGGGCTAAATTTCTGTAAAGGACTAATAATTTGACTCATTAATTTTAAAATTTATATTGTTAAGGGTTAATTTTTATTTCTTAAATACTGTTTTTAAAGCATCAAGTACATCTGAATTTTCATCAGTTCCTCTAGAGTTAGCACTAGATTTATTGATTCTTGATTTTAAATCTTCTTCTAGTTGTTTTTCTAGTTTATTTAATGCTTTAGTTTCACTTTTCTTACTTATTAAATCAAACTTAGGGTTCTCATCAAACAATCCTAATTTTGCATAATAGTTAAGTTTTACCTCAAAACCGATAGGATCTTTTTCTCTAAGTAACATTACTTGTGAGTAATTAACACCATCTTTTTGAGTTGCAGGTTTTGTAATCATGTTGAAAAGCTCTTTTTTAGCTTTATCATCAAGCTTAATACCTGGAATGATCTCTTTAGTTTCCTTAATGGTAGTATTGAGATCATTAATAGTTTGTTCATAAGCAAGACGTTGTTCTTCTTGTTCTTGTCTAGTCCTTTCTTTAAGTTCCTCTAACCTTTCGTTCTCAAGTTCTTTAAGTTCACTTAAAGCTTCTACTGCTTCTTCTTCTAGTTCATCAAGTTCTAAAGATTTACTAATCATCTTTTCAATCTTAGACTCACTGAAACCTTTATTGTAATAATAGTTTCTAACTAGATTTTTTTGCAGCTCAAGATTCTCAGTTAAAGTTTCCTGATCAATTGAATCTAATCTAATTTGATTAGATGTAATATTAAGTAACTCATCAAAAGGTACTCCTTCTTCATAGTTCTCAATAATACTAGTGATCTCTTGAGGCAAACTATTTTTCCACTCTTTTATTTCATTTTCAGCCGCTGATTTAAAGTAGTTGAATAATGACTCTTTATCTTCAAATACTTCATCAACTATACCTTCTTCTTTAAGAAGTTCAGATAAAGTTTTGTAGATTGTTGAACCTTTAGGTTCTTTACTAGTTTCTTCAGATTCTTCTGTTTCATCATTAGTAGACTCAACAGTAGTTTCTTCAGTTTCCTCAGCTTGGTTAGCTAGATCAGCCTCTAGTTCATCTAGTGTAACAGCATCAGACTTGGGGGTTTCTGCAGCAGGTTCTTCTTCATTAGCAGGTGGTGTGTTATTACCTTCCAATGATTCAACACTGACAGCATCTTGATTTAAAAGAAAGGACCCTAACCCTTCAAATAATTCATTTTTCTCGTTCATATCAGTTAATATATTGGTTTATTTATTTTTTGTATTATAATTATTTATTTTATATTTTTGTGCTAAATAGCTTAATACCTATTTTTTATTCTGTGAAATTAAAAATTCATGTAAACAATTTCCTAATAAATCAACTAATTGCTCATCACTAGAGAGCTTGTGATAATTACATTTATCTAACCAAGCATGTATAATTTCATGGCAAGTAGTTTGATTAATTATATCATCATTAAGAGGATATTTATCAGTATTCTCTTGTATAAGAATTGTATTTTCATTAGCTAACCACATACCTAAACACTTCTTTTTGTATAAAGACTTACGAGTTTCTATCTTAATAAGTTGTCCAAATATGTTGAAGTTAGTTATCATTTAGTTGATTTTTTTGTTAATTTTTTAGCTTCTGCTGCTTTTTTCTTAGCATTATTAATATATCTAGTTTCATCTCTCATTTTTTCAAGAATACTATTTTGTAATTGTTCTCTAGTTAAATGTTTTAAACCACCTTTTTTATTATATTTATTTATATAAAGATTTATATATCCCATAGTGTCGATAGGATTTGGTAAATTATTTAATGCTTTTTCATTACCATAAAGAACTTTTGTTGTAGCTAAAGCTGTATAAGCATCATCATCACGTAATTTAGTTTTTAAATCTTTTTTTGTAGTAGGTAAACCTAAATCTTCCATCATTTGAAAATTCTTTTTTTGTTGTAAAACATACCTACCTTTTTCACCTTTTGGAGTAAATAATTCTTTTAATGCTGGAGCATCTACTGACATTTGTGAATTAGTATAACCTCTTTTATAAGCTGCAGGATTTCTACCATATTCATTTTCAGCAGCCATAGTTGTGCTATAAAGCATATTCATTTTAGGTTTATTTTCAGGAGTTTCAGTAGCTAATAATTTATTTTTAGCTGTTATTAAAGCATCATGTCTTTCACTATTTTGTTTATATTGTTCTTCTTTAGTTAAAACAACTTTCTTTTTAGATTGAGTTTTATTAGTTGTATTATTATCAGTTACTATTGGTTCTTCAGTATCTGTTAAACCACCTTCTTGATATTTACCTCCAAATTGATATTGAATTTCAGGATATGATCCATTTCTAAAAAATTCACTATGAAAATCAACTAAATTTGGTTTAATATTAATTAATTTTGTTTTATTTTTATTAATTTTATTAACATAATCAAACATAAATTTTTTAGGATTTGGATTATTTTTACCAAACATATAGAACTCTACTAAATTACGATTTGCTGCTTTACCAGGACTATTCCACATTAATGTTGTAATATCAATTAATTGTCTTGGAGAAGCTTCTGGATAAAGTTTTTTAGCTTTTTGATAGTTCTGAGCCATTTGACCTAAAGCGTTTTCTAAACTATTTTTATTTTTAATATCTGATCCTATTGCATTAACTCTATCTGTATTAGTTTGAAATTTTTGCCTAAACATTCCTTTAGAAGATTCTGGAGTAGAAATTGTAAATTTAGGTTTTGGTTGATATTGACTTTTTATTTTTTGTAAAGCTTCTGAAAATGAAATATTTTCAACTTCTGCTAATTTAGCTGATTCCATTTCTATAAAACTAGTTCCTGGATATTTTGGTAAAGAAGAAGAAGATGATGTAATAGCATTTCCTATTTTTTTACCAACATTAATAGTTTTTTTAATTGGTTTTGTTAATCCAAAATCAGATAATACATTTTGTAATTTAATTTTAGCTGTTGGTAAAAACGAACTTGGTAATGCACCATTAAGTTTTGTTTCTTGTATACCTATACCTATTAAACTATTAAGTAATTCATCAAATTCATCATTAGTAATATCATGAGTTCTTTTAATTATTTCTCTATGATTTTCAGCATCGGTTAATAATTTTTGAACAATAGAATTATTAGAACTATAATTAGCTACTGAAGGTTTATTACGATATGCATATCTTATATTTTTATCTACTAATCCTATACCAAAAGTATTATCTATAAATTGTGCAGGTCTAAAAGCTTTTTGCGCACTATTAGATCCTGTAAATGTAGAACTTAATGGATTTAAAAACATTGAATTATTTTTTCCACTTTCAAATATTACAGGAACTCTTGTTCCATCAATCATGCGAATACCTGCAAACATACCTGCATGTCTAATATTAGGATCAGCTGTGTAACCAGGCACATATGTAGATTGATTTACACCATTACCCATTAAAATTCTATCTCCTACTTGTAATTGTTCACCACTTACATCAATACCACCATGTCTAGTCATTTGATCTTCTAAATGCCATGCATTATGAGCATTACCTTGTACATCAAAAGGTTGTCCTGTTATATCTGTAAATGTTTTATTAGTAACAGCATTTGAAGTTTTAGCACATTCACTTCCAGGTGGACAAAATTTTTCTTTAAACAAAAGACCTTCTTGTTTATTACTATCACTAATTATATCATAATAACTTCTAGGTTTTGATCCTTTAAATTCAACAAGTGGTAATTGATATGCTTCTTGATTTTTTAAATATATTTCTTTTAGTAATTCATTATAATCTGTTTCTCCAAAATGTTGAAATAAATCATTTTTAATATTAACACTACTTCTATTTATTGGATCAATTTTTGTAATTTCAGGAACCTCAGTAATAAAATTAGGTTTATTATATT